GTGCCTCGCGCTTCGTGTCGTAGGCAACGTAGGCAACGGAATAGCCCTCTGAATCGAGGACTTCCCATGTCTTGCCGTTGGGCGAGCGTTCCACGTAGTATTTCATTACCGTATTCCCTGTGTTGATGGCTCTCAGCGGCCAAAATGTACAATATGCTAAAGACGCATGACTTGACAAGCCCAAAAAGCGAAAATTTTTACATGTGGCAAACCTGGAACAATAGCAATGGGTTAGGGCTTAATGTGGTTTCTCACTAGTTCACTATCACGGGATTCTGAGGGAAGAGAGCCCCGGAATCGGCAGCGCCACGAAGGGGAATACTGGCCAAAATGTTCTCACTAGTTCAGTAGTAAGAAAAAGTTAATTATATCAATAGGTTATAAATATATATATGTCAATTTGTCATAAATTGTGCGGCGTGCCGGTGTCCCGGATAATATTCAATTGTTACGGATAACGGCCGTTTTTCGTGTTTTATTGGCCAAATCACTGTTTTTGGGGCTCTCTTCTCTAGAATCGCATGATAGTGAACTAGTGACCGGTAAAATCAAAAAAACACCGTTGATATCATTGATAAATGAATTTATTTTCACTATCATTTTTTACACGGATTCTGACCATTTTGAATCTCACAATTTGCTAGTGACAACGCATGGCTTGATAGTGAGAAATGTCAATTTGACATGCTTTTCGGCCATGCGTCCAACGCATTGGTGCTTTCGGGACTATCGGCCAATGGCCCGTTGGACATGCATATGTTCGCCCATTGCTGGCAATGGACTAAGCCCTTGAATACATAAGAGAAAACGACAATCCACTAACGCCAAAAGCTTGACGATCCGGACCATGTGACGTAGCGTCACCAGGTTTGCGCAGGCACCACCCCCTAGGGAGGGGGCAGGCTGCCCAGGGCGGCCGGCTGGTGACGATACCATCCCTTGCTCCCACAAATATGCATGACAAACTTTTAGACTTCAACTTGTACGTTCATACAACCCTATTGACATTGGGTGTCCATATGGTAGAGGTTGTCCAGTGAAAATCGGGGGTATAAAATGGCCATAAAAGAGCATTGGCGGCGTGTTGTGGGGTTTGAGAGCCTGTACGTGGTATCGACTTTTGGTCGTGTTTTCTCTTTACGAACCGCCCGGATTTTAAAGCCGTGGACCAAGGGGCACGGAACGAATATAGCTCCATCGGAAAATTATCCCACCGTGGAATTCTGGGTCGCGGGCGCGCGCACTAAACACAACGTCCACAAACTGGTCTTGAATGCTTTCCGCGGCCCGCGCCAGTGGTGGCAGCAGAGTCGCCACCTCGACGGCGACCGGATGAACAACCGCCTCGATAATCTGGTCTGGGGTACCTATGCGGAGAACCGGGCCGACAAGTTCAAGCACGGCCGGTCGCACAAGCTTACGGTCGAGCAGATTAACCTTATCCGCACCTCGCCCAAGAGCCTGCGGGCTCTAGCCGCGGAGATCGGGACGTGCAAATCCAACGTCGCCCTGGTCAGGCACTTCAAGACGTGGGCCGACGTATAGTTTGACCGTTTGCCACCCGCAAAAGTCCCCGCCCCCCTTCCACAGGGGGCGGTGCCGGAAGTTGACTCCATCCCTTCGATCCCGCAGGGTGCGCCTGCCGGGTAGCGATCTCCGTCGCATCCCGGTGCTTTTGATCGTGTTCCATTCGACTTGGAAGCCGGCATCCTCATGGATGCTGGCCTTTTTCCATACCATGTGTATGGTTCCCGCCCGTGACCGGCATACAACCCCTGGATTCGGGATTAGCCGTCCGGCTCGCGGACGAGGGAGTGCCCCTGCGCGCGATCGCCCGCGCCACCCACGCTCCTTCCGATCTCGTGCGCGAGTGCCTGCGCGAGGCCAGGGACAACGGCATACTGCTGGATCTTCCAAAGGAGGATTGGCCCCCGGGCTTCCCGCGTGACCAGCGCGCCCTCCAGTTGAGTCGCATGGTCGTCGAGGACAGGGAGGCGGTCCTGCTGGCCCTGCAGCGCGTGTTCCACCTGACCACGACCGAGGTCGGCTTGCTGATGCTGCTGCTCACCAGCCACACGGTCCCGAAGGAGCGCATCAACATGGCCACCCGCACCGTCGACGTGCACGTCTGCAATATCCGCCAGCGGCTCGCCCCTTTCGGTATCGCGGTCGCGACGTTGTGGGGGTACGGCTATCAGCTGTCGCCCGGGAGCCGGAAGAAGATCATGCGGATGGTGGTGAAGCAGGTGCGCAAGGCGGTGCCGGCATGAATACGAAGACCCCACTCGGCATCAAGCGACAGATGCACCAGGTCTGGCGGAATTCGGGGTGCCAAAGCCCGCTGCGCCCGGCGTGCTGGCGGCTCGATCGGTACGGCAACCTAGTGGCCAACAAGTATCCTGACGTCCCGGACGAGGACGAGGGTCTGCCATTTGACCCCGCCAAGCCCCGCTAGCCCCTGCCGCGCGATGGTCTTGATGTCGGAGAACCACGGCTCCTCGCGCCATCTGTCCGGCACCACCGGGTCGACGACGAAGTAGACCCACGTCCCGCTGTCGTCGACCTTGGTGTCCACGACGATCTTCGACATTTTCGGGAACCAGTAATCAGGAAACCGCTTGTCGAGCAGCCACTGGCACATGAAGTCGCGGCACCTCTCGGGACGTTCGGCATAAATGCTGCACGCCCCGTGCCGCCTGCCGGGCACGCAGTGCGGGCACCATTCGTAATCTTTTTTTACTTCCGGCACGCCCATCACGCGGCAGCATAGCGCACACGCGCCGCAGTGCCGTTTCATGCGTCCCTGACGTCTTCCTTGCTCGGGTTCTCGTCGCCCGGCAGCTCCTCGTAGTCCTCGTCCGGTTTCCGGTCCAGCACCTCGCCGCGGTTCTTCTCCAGCTCGCGCTCGCCTTTGCCGCGATCGAGCGGGATGTCCGGCATCTCGTCGGCCGCATCCGGGCGCGGTACGCCTTCGTAGGGCACGATGCCGCCCATGCGGTAGCGTCGGGTCTTCTTGCCGTAGTTCCTGGTCATCTGACCTGCCCTGCCCTGCCCTGCCCTGCCCTGCCCTGCCCTGACCTGCCCTAACCTGCCTTAACCTCGGGTTACGTCCACCCCGCAGTGCTGTTTCATGCGCCCTCTTCTTCCTCTGCCGGATAGCCACCCCGCTGGGTTTCCGGATCATCGACGATCATGTTTTCCCGGCTGCGTTCCAGCTCGTTCTCCAGGAATTCCTTGCCGCGCTGGACGTTGAGCCGGTCCATCTCGTTCTCGGTGTCCTGGTCGCGCAGCGTGATCAGCCCGCCGACCGCGTAGCGCAGCCGCGGGTGGTTCTTGCCGTAGTTGCGTGTGTCTTTCCTCGCCATCACGTCCACCCCGCTGCCGTCACTGCCTGCTGCGGCGCCCTTCTGATCCGCGGCGCCAGCCGCCGCGAGAACTCTGTCACCAGCCCGCCGTGAACGACAAGGCAAATGTACTGCAGGCAGTCGGCGACGTGGGAGAATCCTTCCTTGTCGAACTTCTCCGGCACCGATCGCAGGCCGCCGTCCTTGTGCTTCTTGTAGCGGTAGCCGCCGCTCATCGCGCGGGTCAGCCACGGGCATTTTGGCCCGTTGATGATCAGCGCCGGGCCTGCGTTCACCTGCCTGCCGAGAAGGGCTTCCACGGCCCGCAGCCGCGGGTCGATGTCGTTGGTCGGTGCCGGGAACGCCGGCAGCCCCATCCGCTTGAGTGCCTCGAAGCAGGTTTCCTCGGCGATCGTGCCCTTGGAGATGCCGGACGGGTCGCCGACGAGGATGACTTTGGACAATATGTACTTGTCGCGAAACAATACCGGCCGTAGCTTCTCCTGCACATGCAGCTCAAGCCCGACATTGGTCGCGGGGACTTCCTCATGAATGATCAGCCGGCCCAGGTGATCGACCTGTCCTATCAGGCTCCATGGGTTGCGGCCGAAGTCCTGCCCTATGATCAGTGGGTAGCCTGGGATGACGAGGGTTTCGCCGACTACATGAAACGACGGCTTGAAGGTCGAACGGAACACAGCCTCGCCGGACGGATCGTCGCCATACTGCGCGTAGACATAGCGTTTGACCCACGCATGTTCGCTGCCGTACATCTGCAGGAACTGCTCGTAGTACTTGCGTCCCTGCGCGACCCGGCGTTCGTGGTCGAGCGGAAGGTTTCGCGTCTCCTCGGTCTGCAGCAGGTAGTTGAGGTTTTCGGCCTGCGCCGATATCCCGGATGGCTGAACGAACACCTGCCAGTTTGGCGGGGGCTCGGTCATGAATTTGTGCCAGTCCGACAGTTCGACTGGCATGTTCGTGTCGGCGATGATCCCGTACCACGTCGGCACCCCGCGGTTGCCGGACGGGTATCGCCCGATGCGGCCGCTCACGGGCGCCAGCACGTCGAAGTTCATCTCGATGGCTTCCGAAAGCCAAGCACCGGTCAATTGCATGGACAGCAGCCTGGCCTGGTCTTCGGCGTTTTCCAGCGGAATGAAAACTAATTCTGACTTAACATCTCCGAAGTCGAGGTAGTATGTATTCTCTGAAACTCTCCATTCACCCAAGCCTTCGAACCACGATTGTGCGTCCTTCAGCACGGTGTCCTTCAATTGTTTCAGGGTCTGTCGAACGACTGCCCAACGGGTGTATCGATATCCGTCTGGTGCTTTCGCCTGCGCCATCGATCGACGGAGTATTTCGATCAAGCAAGCTGTGGTCTTGCCGGACCCGACCGGACCAGCAGCGATCCGGCCAAACGCCTCCGACTTCATGAAGGTCGCGAGCGTCGGGGGAGCCTCGTAGAGGACCGGCATCTACTTCTCCGGCCGCAACGGGTTGAGGTCGATCGCGACCGGCTTCTCGTAGTGCTCGATCATCGGCTTGCCTTTGGTGTCGGCACCGAGGTTGATCGTGATGACGAACTTCTCCGCGGCGGTCGTCTCGCCCGCCCTGACGTCCCCGATGCCGGCGTTCTTGCAGAATTGCTTGAACGTATCCAGGGCACGGTCGAGCGGCTCCTTCGGGTCGATCATCCGCTTGCCCATGACCGGCAGCGCCTGCTCCGCATACGAAGCGGAGATCAGCTTGACGCGGTCTGCCGCCGAGAGGGCCGAGTTCCACTCCAGTGTGTAGTGGTCCTTCACCCGCTTGTAGAAGTCGGTCTTGGAGATCGCGTAGAAGTCCTCCTCGCTGATGCCGAAGTCGGCGAAGACGGTTTTGTAGTTGCGGATGGCCATCACCATCTCGCGCGCGAGCTGGGCGATGGCGGTTTCGTCGAGATCTGCCATGGGACCCTCCATAACACCCAAGCGTTAACCCTTTCTTAAGATTTCGCCAGTAGCCTCGCCGCCATGGCACCTCCCCTCGGTCAGGCAAACGTCCTGCAGGTCGTCCCCCCGGCGGCGCTGGAGGCGCATCTACAGCGCCTTGGGGAGGAGCGGGCTGCCGCCATGGCGCCCGCGGCACCCACCGCCCCGGAGCTCGCCGGCTACATCCGCTCGCAGTTCGAGATATTCCGCAACCACCGCAACACGGCAAGCGGCTGGTCCGGCCGGCTGATCGAGGCGATGCGGACCTTCAACGGGCAGTATTCTCCCGACAAGATGCGCGAGGTGGCCAAGTTTGGCGGGTCGCAGATCTACGCGCGTCTTTCCGCGCAAAAGTGCCGGGCAGCTTCTTCGCTGCTGCGCGATGTCTATCTTGGCGGCGATCGTCCGTGGGCGATCAAGCCGCCGGCCGATCCGGACATACCAACCGAGATCCTCGAAAAGATCGAGGCCCTTCTGAAGCACGAAGCCCAGATGGTGCAGGCCACGACCGGCGAGCATCCGCCGGAGGATGCCGCCGGCAAGCGCCGGCTCGCCCTGCTGGAGTCGGCGACGGACGCCGCCAAGAAGAAGGCGGCCCAGCAGGCCAAGATCTCGGAGGACCGCATCGAGGAGCTACTGCGCGGCGGGATGTTCTACCATGCGCTCGCCGAGTTCATCGTCGACCTGCCGATCTTCCCGTTCGCCTGCCTCAAGGGGCCAATGGTGAAGATCGTGCCGGAGGTAGTATGGCCCCCAGGGGGCGGACAGCCGACCGTCCAGCAGTTGCCGAAGATGGTCTGGGGCCGCGTATCGCCGTTCGACATCTGGTGGACACCCGGGGTAGCCGATATCGCAAACGCCAACGTGATCGAGAAGTCGCGGCTGACGCGCGCTGAGTTGAACGACCTGCTCGATCTTCCCGGCTTCGACGGCAACGAGGTACGGGCAGTGCTCGAGGAGTACGGCCGAGGTGGGCTGTACGACAACTGGGACACGACGGACGCCGAGAGAGCGGTACTTGAGAGTCGCGAAAATCCGGCCTGGAACCGCAGCGGTCTGATCTCGCAGATGGAGTTTCATGGCAACGTACAGGGGACAATCCTGCAGGAATACGGAATGCCGGGAGTTTCCGATCCACTGCGGGACTATCATATCGATGCCTACGTCATCGGCTCCCACGTCATCAAGGCCAACCTGTCACCTTCCCCGCGTTCCCGCCACAACTACTTCATCACGTCTTTCGAGAAGGTGCCCGGCACCCCGGTAGGCAACGGCCTCACCGACATGATCTCCGACATCCAGGATGTCGCCAATGCAACCTTGCGATCCTTGGTCAACAACATCTCCATCTCCTCCGGACCTCAGGTGGTGGTCAACGACGATCGATGCCGACCGGAAGAGAATACGGATGAGTTATTTCCTTGGAAGCGTTGGCACGTCACCAACGATCCTGTCGGCAATAACAGCAAGCCCCCGGTGGAATTCTACCAGCCCCAGTCCAACGCCAACGACCTGCTGACCGTGTTCAAGGCCTTCGTCGACCTCTCCGACGATGTATCGGCGATCCCGAAATACATCGGAGGGCAGGCGTCGGGCGGTGCGGGCCGCACCGCGAGCGGGTTGGCGATGCTCATGGGGAACGCGAGTAAGATTCTTCAGACAGTCGCCGCCAATATCGACCGCGACGTGTTCGAGGTGGCGCTGATGCAGCTTGCCGACCTGGTA